AGGATTGCCCCAACATTTGGCCTCCACCAATAGACACCCAATTCACCCCGTTCCAGCCTTCCCAGCCAAAGTCTGTGGAGGTGAATCGAATGGCCCCCACCTTTGGCGATGGGTCGCGCTGGGCGTTATTGCCAGCCGGGATTATTGCGCTGCCGGTGCCGGACGTCTGGGCAACAGATTTTGTAAGCTCATTGCCGACGTCTGTTACAAGGTCGTTGGCCCAATCGGAGGTGATTAGGGTGTTGGGAATGACCGGATTCCCCGTAGGAGGGGAGTAAATTCCTGAACTATTTCGTGGCATAGACTACTCCTGACCGGGTGAAGCGACAGCGGACATTCCGCCAATAGACGCGGGGGAAGCTCCAACGCGCCGAAGGTAATTGACAACGGCATTGCGTTGTTGGGGGGCCGTGCTGGCGAGTAGGTCTGCCATTTTTGAAGGGTCCAGCATGGCGCGATCAATAACTTCTGCCACCTGTCGATCACTTTGTCCGGCCAGACCCTTTGCCCCGCGACGCAAGGCCGTGATCATGGCCGAGAATATAGGCGGCGTACTTTCTTCAGCCCTCTCAAACACGCTGGAGGACTTCGGAATGACGCCCTGCGGGGCATGGAGGTTAGAGTATTGGGCTTCGCGATCTAAAGAGTTTCTAAGCCCATTGATGCTTGTCATTTGGGCCGGTGACATGACTTGTTCCACTTGCTGAAACCTATTAGATTGGTCGGCCCGACGAAGCAAGTTCGGGGCATTGCGGAGTGCTTCCAGAAGGGCGGCAGGGCGTTCGCTGCCGCCAGACCCCCTAAGGGCGGTCTGCAGAGAGGCAGCCACATCAGCTTGATTCTGGGGTTGGGACAGCACGCGGTACTCATTGACCGCAGCAGCGTAATTTGGAGACGCGGCATTCATTCTGCTAACCAGTTGGTCGCGTGCTTCCATGAGTTGCCGTGCCTTAGTGCGACTGGCCCCATCCGACGCCTTGGATAAGTCGCGTATCTCCCCGTCAAGTTCAATCTTAGTGCGTTGTAGGCGGTCAATAGAAACGCTATTTAGATTGGCCCCCTTGGGGACCGGGAGGCCCCCTGCTCTAGCGTTGGTCTGTGCTTGCTCAAAACTGTTCGCGCCCTTGCCGATGGCACCCTGAACTTCGCGCCCGCGCACTAACTCCAACATCTGGCGGTTAATAGGAACACGATCAGCCATGGCCGCATCGAACATGGGGCCAGTGGTGTCTGCACGAACTTGGGAAGCTGGCGATAGTGGAATTGCGCCGCCCTGCGTTGCTGTGCCAGCGCGTCCGGGGGCCGCAATGTCTTCCAGCACTTGGCTGCGTGCCGCCTCGTTCTGCGCATCACGGGCGAGGAACTCAGGGGCGTTGGGGCGACCACGTGCCCCAGATTCCAGAGTCTTCAGAGCAGCAAGCTCCGGGGTAGCGGCACGCCCTGCTGTCGGGGCTTCCCCGGCGACGTTTCCTTTAAGATTTCGCAGGGCAGCAATGGCTTGCTGAGTGCGATCGCCAAACGCCTCCTGCGCATCTTTGATAGCCCGGCCAGTAGCACCGCCCACAAGGTCTTGGCCAAAACCATAACCCTTTGACAGCACCTTACCGGCACCGCCTAACGTTGGTCCGAGTGCAGCCCCCCAGCCAGCACCCTCCCCGACATCTTTGCCTAGCATTGCGCTGCCGGTAGCGCCGCCAGCCGCGCCAGTAGCTGCCAGTCGGCCAATGGTGCGCGCCGCCCCCTGTTTAGCTAAAGCAGCGCCTAGCCTTGGAACAAGCATAACTCCTTCTGCAGCTTTTGATCCCGGAATCGCCGTAAGAGCAATTTCAGATGCAATATTAGCCCCCTGAGCGGCACCCGACCCGGCTGTTCCGGCCTCCAAGAGTTGAATATCGCGTTCTGAAGGCAGGTATTCATCAACTTTGGCGCGTAGTTTGGAGTACGTTTCTGGAGCAACTACTTTCATCGCTCGGTTCGCAGGTAAATAGTCCATGGCATTTGCGGCAGCACGCACAGCACGAGAGCTGGCCGTAGCGATGCCGGTCTCCAGAGCGGTGCCAACATCATCTTTCGCCTGTTGGGCCATGTCTTGCTCGAGCGTGTTCGGGGCCTCTGCGCGCTTGACTGGCTTCCCTGAAACAGGTGTCGCAGCAGATACCATGGCCGCGATGCGCCTCGCCGCAACGTCGTCGCCCGCGTTGTGTGCGTTGCGCAGCGCTACCATCATTTCTTCTCTGGTGGCCATGACTATTTCTTCAAAAAATGGTTGAGCAATTCTTCATCGGACAATTCACCGGGGGCTGCCGGGGCTGCCGGGGCAGAACTTCTTCCGAGATACTTGGAGCGGATATTGTCAAGTATCTTCTGGTTGGCTTCCCTCGTCATGCCGTCAGAGCCAAGGCTGCTGAGCCACGTTTGAAGTTCAACATTAGAGTTCAGTTGTCCAGCCCCCATGCCAGTCGCTTGCTTGATGTCCAGAAGGAGTTGTTTCTTAAGACTGCCAAGAACATCACGGTGGGATTGAACCTCGCTGCCAACCACGCGGCCAGCCATTTGCCCAATTGCAGAGGCACCGAGCGAGGTCATGGCATTAGGCAGAGCGCCTTTTTTTGTGCTGGTCATACCGCCCGCCTTGTCCAGCTTGTCCAGTGTATCTTGAATCTCAACAGTAGTGTCATTGAGTCCTGCGAGACCTTCGTCAGATTTTTCGCGTGCCATGCGTGCTTTGGCTTGCGAGGGAGTCTCAGGGGCCGGTTGATGGAGCTTGTCGATTCTAGCTTGGAGCAATTCGCGTTGCAAGTCTGCGTTACTCCCGCCAAGTCCTGCAAGGCCAGCACGCAAAGAGCGACTTTCTGCTGCCATTTGCTCACGGGATGCGCGGTCAAGGTTTTTATCTTGCAGACGAGCTTCCAACTCCGTCATGCGATCTTCTGCGCGGCGGCGGTTTTCTTCTGCGCGTGCTTCCTGCGTAGCCTTGAGTGTGGCCATTTTTTCTGGGAACGCCGCGCCCGAAGCTATAAACGGAGAGGCCAATTTGGGATCAATGCGGCCAAGAGTCATGGCCAAACCCATCTGGCGTTGATTCTCAGCCACAGGGTCGAGCGGTTCCTGCGTCTCTGTTTGCGGGGCCACGTTCTGGCCGCCAAGGGGGGCGTCCGAGCCACCGAGAGTTTGCTTCAGAACCCGTTTGGTGCCGGGGGTGCTGATCTGCGTAACAAGGTCAGTAACCTTGCGCTCCTTGGCCGCGCCGAACTCAGCCGCTTTCTTTTCAGCCGCCGACAATTCTGCATCCGCATTGCGCTGAGATAGGTAATTAGCCACATAGTGGAGAGGGTTTGCTCGGGGGCGGGTTACGCCAGCGTAAGCGCTGCTAGCCAGAGATTGCGCCCTGCGCAAGGCTCGTGCGATTGCTTGTTGTTGGCCTTCAAAATCCTGCTCTTCGCCGTAGTTACCGGTATCGTAATTTTCCATGATCACCACCCGCCGTAGCTAGAGCTGGGATTACTGCTACTGTCATTGCTCGAGTTACTCCACCCTCCCGATCCGGGGCCAACGCTAGAATTAGTCTGATATCCGTTGGAGGTAGTGGGGTTACTGTACATGTTGTTGGCCCCGCTAGAGTAATATGCCGCACCCCCTTGCCCCGGAGTGAAGTTGTTGTAGGAGTTGGCTAATGCGGTAGCCCCAGACAGGTAGGCTTTACCGGGCAGGGCGTTGCCCCAAAAACTGTCCCCGCCATAGAAGCCATTGGCGTCGTTGAGCAAGTTGCTGAGTTCGTAATCATTAGTAATAGCGTTGGGGTCGATGGGTTTGTCTGGATGTTGGCTGTTCCATGAGCTAATGGCTGTTGCGGCTGCAGAGCTGAGAGAGCCTCCTGACCAACCATTACTGGCCGAAGGGGCTTGATACTGAGTGTACCCGGATGCCGAGCCGTCTGTGCCAGTGGCCCACCCTAGGCTTGAGTTGATGTCGCCTTTGTTTACAATGGCAGAGGTGGGGGCGTTCACTGTGGCGTATTTTCCCCACTCCGGGGCGGCTGTTTGGCGGCTCTTGATGTTGCTCATCATAGAGTCGCTCAAGCCGAGGTTATTCTTCAATATGGCTTGGTCTGCGTTCCACGCATCATGTCCTGCATTCTGGACTGACAGGCCGAAGCGGGTTTGCTCGTCGTCGAGTTGGCTTTGCAGGACGTCGTTACCTTTGCCGGAACCCCAGCCCACGCCCATTGCAGCGGCTGAATCCCGTTGGGCTTGCTGGCTGCGCTCTAGGGCAGGGCGATTCAAAGCGTCAAAGTTTTTGGCGTAGTCGCTGTCTGTGTTGTACGCCCCCGACATGTCGAGATTGCTCAGGCCGGTGGCCGACTTGCCGCGCAGAGCATCTAGCAACTGTTGGTCGCTGGAATTCAATGTGGTGTTGAGATTCCAGCTTCCATCTGCGTTTTGGGTACGACTGGACGAACCGAATGCGTCAGTATTGGTGCCAACACCAGCTTTGTCCATGGCTGCTTGGTTTTGTTGTTGCGCCCAAGTTTGGTTGCCCATGTTCTGTTGGTTCTGCCACATCGAAGCTTGCTGCGTGGTATTAGGCGCGTCCTTCACGGCTTGTTCAGCCGCGTCCTTTTCTTGGCTACTGGACCACATATCTGCTGCAGCCCCGATCATTGATCCCCAAAGATCCGCCATTATATTACTCCTCCTTTTTCCATTAACCAATCGGTCGCAATCCACACTACTTCACTACTTGCGTCTATGGCGATTCTGGGGGCTGCAGCAAAACTGACACCCACTACTGACGACCATAGTTTACTAGTTTCCGTGCCGCCCTTCCACGCCGCATTGCTGTCCCACAACGACGCATCCCACATTCCGAAGTCGTTACGCGGGTTTGACGCAGGGCGCGGCGAAGTAGTGAAATCAAATCCCATGTTCGCCCCGATCCTGTAGTTGAACACACTTTCGTGCAAGAACGTTGGGCGAACCATTTTGTAATGCTTTGTTACTCCCGGCAGGGAAAAATAGCTAAATGCTTGTTGGCACTCTGCGACAATGTTGTTCCCTCCAGTACCATCCTGCTCCACGCCGTCCCTGTACCCTTGCCATGCTAAGAACACTCGTTCATCCCCGGCAAACATTAGAGAAGATTTAGTTGCCAGCCATGCCTCTGCTGGCATTCCGTTGAACAAGGTCCACGCCTTTGTTAGGGAGTTGTATGCCAGCTGCACTGTTTGGGAGGGCACCAAGCCCGGAACATTGATGAGGATCATGTTTTCCTCAGCAAAGTTCAGGATATCCCACCCAGCGTACGAAGAACTTGCTGAGATTACTTGCGAGATCAACCGTTGGATCTTTTGCGACAACAAATTCCCTAGAACGTGTTGTGAATCTGGGCTGAGAACAGAGTTTAATGTGAGCATTCCATATTGTGTAAGGAAGGCCACATCGCCGCCAAACTTTGTCCAACACTTGCGACTGAACGTGGCCCCTACATAGAACACTCCGACCAGCTTCCATGTCGTAACACTATTTGGGTCTGTGCCTTGGTAAACCGCGACCTCGCCCGCCGAACTAAATGCCGCGAGGTAGTCATTGGGGCCTAGGCCGCTGTCGACCGTCCAAGTGGCCAAAGACTGCAGACAACCGCCTTGGCTAAAGCAACCGCCAAAGTCGAAGAACGTAGCCACGCCCCAGACCTGATCTGACGGAAGATACCATGCTTTAGTGGAATTTTTCTCCACGGCCCACAGTCTTCGTTGATGAACTAGGGGCTGAACCAACTTTTTGGGGTCAATATTCTTCCACGTGCCCGCCACAATGCCATCGCCCAGCGTCAGGGCCATGTAACCCCCTGCTTGACTGTACAGGAACCCATTGTCTGTTCCATTGAAGGCGATGCAGTAAGTAGCGACTGCGTTAGCTAGAGCGACATTTTGCCAGTAGCAGTTCGCAGAAGGACAGACCCTTTGGCCAACGCCGACAACACCGCCCGCCGTGATGTTGTAGATGTAAGCCCCATCCGCAGCGAATAGAGTCTGCGTTCCGTTGGGGGCGTAGTGACGCATCAACGCGCCCATTATGCCAGAGAACCCCGATGCAAACTCCTGATAGCCCTTTCGCAGGGCCACTCCATAAGCTTGCGGGTAGAAATTTCGCATCACGACAGCGTCTGTCTCTGGCATTGCTGCTAAAGAGTCGTAAGCGTTCAAGCCACCGATTGGGGCTGGAACAGATACTGACGAGGACTGGCGGGGCTTGCTCACGGGATTATTCCGTAATTGCCATCAGGCACATTGTTGGAGGTAATCAGCGCACCCCTTACTCGCGGCGACATATTCAAGATCGGAGCGCCTTGGTCTTGGCCGGTAATTGCGTCATACAGCGTGTCAAACTCCTTTTTCAGCGCGGTCGCATCAAGACCCTTGGCTTCCCACATGCGCATCTTAAGCATCTTCACTATGAGCCAGAATTCATAGGTGATGATGTCATTATCGTTAGCAATCATCTGGCTATGTATTGCCGGGTTGTCGTATTGCTCCACCCAGCCGTTGCTGACATATTGGTAAACGATGGTATCTGCGCCGGGGTTGCGGTTGAACTCCACCATATCGCCATTAATGCGGTACATGATGAACGGCCCAACACTCACGATTCGGTTCTTGATTGCCGACCATTGCTGTGGGGATAGGGGGCCGCGAACCGGGCGACGCATTCCTTTGTCCCAGATAGTTTGATTGATCTGGCTGTTGAAGTCAGACGGACGCGGGTAGGCAACGTCCGTGCCGTTGGTGGTAATTTCGTGATCCTTGATAAGGAACTGCCAATCCATCCAGTTCAACATTTCGTTGCCGCAAGAATTCAACAACGCGAACAGTTGAATGGTAGTTTGATCCTGCGAGGCCAACCCATAGGCAGGAACCGGCAAGCCTAACTCGCCACACGCTTGCTGCACTATCTTTAGGGCTGTGCCTCGCATTTGCTGCTCCTTACTTCGTAGTTACAGGGGCGGGGGCGGGGGCTTTGGTCGCAGCCGCCAACAAGTCCGCCATTTGCTTCTTCAACAAGTCAATTTCGTTGTCGCGCTTTTCAAGCTCCAACGCCAACTTGGAGTTACCGGCCTCGCCAGCCGCCGCATCAAGGAATGTCTTGGCCTTGGTGCGAAGTGCGTGGGAACCCATGATCTTTTGGGCAAGTTGGTCGGGCATGTCGGCCAATTGCTCAACGGTATGAACGTTCATTGCTTTAAGCTCGGCAACCAAACCAACAGTCATTTGCGGCCACACTTCAAGCGGAGTGCCGCTGACGGCTTGCTCTTGGTTCTTCTTGAACCGATCGTATTGAGCCTCAAACCGCATTTTGTGTTGCTCGTCCACAGGAACGTCAAGAATACTGTTCTTATCGCCGGGGATGATGATTCGGATGTAATCTACTTCGTCGAAGATCGGGCGACCTTCCTGAGCCGACTTGAAGCCGCTCATGACAGCACGTACGTAGAAATTGACATACAGCTTCTTGTCCATCGCGAAGCGGGGCGTGTCTTCCATCACCGCCGCCTGATCGTATGTTGCCAAGCTTTCGTTCATTTGAATTTTCCTTTTAAGTGGTATTGACGGGTAACGTGCCATCACATCACGATCTGCAAAAAAGGGGACCGATCTCTCAGTCCCCGCACAACATTAGACGCTGGCCTTGCTGAACCACGCACGGTCACCGACAATCAACGCCGTCGCCGGGCTGGTGTAAGCGCCGCCAGTGGCGGTGGCAAGACCGGTAGCGGCGGCAATAGTACAAACTGCCGTGCTGGCCGGAATTGCGCCGTTGGCTTCGGCATAGACGTAAATTTTGCCGTCACTGCCGAACACTTCATCCAAAACCCGTGCGCTGGCTGCGATGCCCGCGTTGCGGTTGATAAGAGTGCTGATATTGTTGTTGTCCAAATTCGCCCCGATGAGCGGTTGAACCGAAATTTTCGTTGCCATTTTGCTGCTCCTTGTTCAATGAAGGGAAGATGAGGTAGGGACCGAAGTCCCTAG